GCTTGTGGGTCTATCGCTCCACTTTGCGCTGCAAGCTGCGCTTGTCCTATAATACCTTGTATTTCTTCCATCACCATCTTACGTGCTTTTTGTGACACATGTTCCATGATGTGTGCATAGAACGTACCCATGACTTGAGGTGATGTCATTACAAGTGGTGCTTTCATAAACGCCATATGCATACGGATATGTGCATCGTGATCTTGTTCTGGAAATGTATTCAGTATCTCTCCCATCAAAGCACGAGCATTCTCAATGGCGGGGTCAAGAGGCTGCGGCTTGGGTGGTGGGGGTAGTATCTCATCGATATTCTGTACCTCGAGGGCTTGGTACATTCGACGATAAGCCGCGTGTAAATTATGCACTTGTGGATTTGACTGAGCAAGTTGCAACTGAGTTTGTGCCAACGTGACTCGCTGCGCCATTGAGAATATATTCGGATCACTGACAGGAACAACATCAACACGGTCATCGAAGTCCTGCGCCTTGATCATACGGTTACCACCCTGCACATCATAAGGGTACTCAGGTGGTAAGTTATCTCTGAAAATCCTAGCTAATACACGGAACTCCTGACGCTGCGAATAGTGCAACCTTTTGTGTATTGCTGACATAACCTTCATGCCGCGCTCTAGCATAGCCACTGTGGTGCCCACAGGAGCCGCTGTGTTGCCGTCCCCCGTTTGTTGGTCTGCTAGTGAAACAAAACGTCTTCCGCCCTCTATGAGTGCTCCTAGAAGCTGTGCGAGGGTTCCTGATGGTTCTTTATACGGTAGCGGTATAATCGCATCCCGTATGTTGCCACCCGGTGCATCTATGTCCCGCCACTCACCCGGTTGTAACGGCTCGTCGTCATTGCGAACCCTTACGCCCCTAGCCTTGAATCCTGCCGGGAGGTTAGCAAGTGTACCCGCATCGATTAACTGTCGAAGGATACTCGTTGCCGCACGACCAAGACCACCAATCATGTGAATGAGTCCAAAGCCATAGAATCCCAATCCTGGCATGAACTTATAGTGCACAAAGTACTGCATTTTCTTAGCAAGCTCTGTGCCCTCTTCAAAATTACGGCGAACTGAAAGGATTTGTCCCGATCCCTCGTCTATGGCTACAACATACGGTAAGGCAATACCTGTGGGTTCTCCATCAGGCGACATGTCTTCAAACCCTTCTAGGTCTAAATCAACATGCATTTCTAATATAGTAAACACATCATCTGTATATCCACGAGATGTGCCTTGTATTTCGTCTATCTTTTGACGAACTTCGTTCTCATCTTCATCATGCTTGCTAAGTTCTACATCTCTATAAAAACCTGCGATCTGCATTTTTCGGATCTGGTTAGCATCCATTCGTAGTACGTGTGTGACTCTCGATGCAGTTTGTAGGTCAGAAGCCGCATATGGTACGACCAAGTCCTGCGCGGGGACAAATTTAGATACTGGACGTTGTTTAGCTTCATCAAAATATACTTTCTTAAAAGTTGATCCAGACAAAGGAAGATAAAACAATAATTGATCCATGTCAGGATCAAACTCTTCCATGACCTCTGTAATCTGGTAGTTCATGAAATCTTTAACACGAGAAGCCTGTTCCTCGCGTTGTGCGTCTTGAAGCCCCAAAACCTGTGTTTGCACTGGGCCTCCCGCAGGCAGAAGCTCTTTGTATGCCTGTGCTTGGAACTGCGTAACACTCTCAGATATCAAAGGATGTGTAACTCCAGAGGCACCTTCAAACGGTTGAGATCTCTCCTCGTGCTTAACACCAAGCTGATCCAATCCTTTTGTGTAAGTGTCTTCCCATTCAGAACGGGATTCCAAGTCTTCTTCGTAAGATGCCCTCAGATCTGAAGATATCTCTCCAAGATACGCCTCGTCTAAAAACTCAGCTAAGTTAGCGTCATGTTCTGGTTCAATCGAAACCTCTGTCGTCATCTGTTCAGCCAGAGCTTGAATGATTGCTCCGCCTTGACCATCGTCTATTATCTCCGCACCACCCTCAAAACTTTGGGGCTGTGGTACAGATACATCAACTGACGTTTCGTCAGCTACCATGTCTTCGGGTCTAATTGCTGAATCTACGAGTGGTGGTATTGCCATTAATAATACTCCCGTCTAGGACGATAATCTTCCGTTTCTTCTTCCTCACCAAGTAAAGATATAAACCCTCCTTGGCGAAATCTCATTAGTGCTAGTGTCATGCTATCACAAAAGTCATCATGATCGCCATTAGGAAATGACACTACCTCTTCAATTACTTCATCCGAAAACTTCTTGTCTATTGGTGCCCATACTACACCGGCTTCGAACAATGGCGCAACCATGTGCATACGAGTTACCTTATCTTTTCCCTTTCCTGGGGAGAAACCAAGTGCCGGAATACCTCTCAGACGCAGCTCATCTATCAACGGAGTACCCGTCGCTTTGGCCTCAATAAGCACCATATCAGGTTCCCAATACTCATATTCTTGGTGTGCTGTCTCTTTTAGTTCTGGAAAGTTCCACCTTCCACGCTGCGCATCCAGTAAAACGATGTTATCTGGCCCACCTTCCTCTGGCTCAAAGATCCCCCACGTTGTAATCGCGCTGTAATCGGCAGATTCTTTCTTGGAAAACGCCGTATCATACGACTGAAGTATGTATTTTACAGGCGGAATCTCTTCTTTTTCCCACGGTTGCCACCATTCTCGCTTAACTATAGCCGATTCGGACGTCGTTGGCGTCTGTTGCCACTGTGCATTCCATTTTCCTACTGGAAGAGACGCTTTGATGGACAATAATGCGTCTTTTTCCCAAAATTCAGGCCACAATGGGGCGTCAGACGGCAAAATCGCCGGAAATTCTACCACTTCCCACTGATCTGCCATGACATCACTGCCCTGTGCAGCCATTAAACGGCCTGTCAAGTCTTTTTTACCCCATCGAGTCATAACAATTATGATCGAACCACCCGGTTGAAGCCTCTGTCGAGGCCCAGAGGTGTACCATTCATACGCATTGTCGAATGCGCTCTCGCTCATAGCGTCTTGTTCCGAGTGCGGGTCGTCAATTACGAACAAATCCGCACCACGACCAGTAACCGCTGCCCCAACACCCGCTGCAAAGTACTCACCGCCCTTGTCCGTTTGCCATTTTCCCGCACCTTTGTTGTCCTCTTTGAGGTTTGTGTCAGGAAAAACCTCTTTGTAAGCGGGATCATCAATCAAATCCCGCACTTTTCTACCAAAACGCACCGCAAGTTCCGTATTATGCGTGGCTTGGATGATTTTGAGCTTCGGATTGCGTCCTAAAAACCATGCAGGCATTAAAAAACTGGCAAATTCAGACTTAGAATGACGCGGTGGCATGTTGATAATGAGTCGCTTGAGCTTTCCTTGCGCCACCTGTTCCAGTTTTTCTGCAATAATCCTGTGATGCCTGCCTTCAATGAAGTTTTCATACACATGATGAGCAAAAGGCATGAACTTTTCTTGCGCTTTTTCACGCAAATCTAGTTTTTTCTTAGCCTCCGTAAGGGCCAGTATCTCTTTTAGAGCTTCTTCTGGTAACGCTTGTAAGTTCATTCGTTATTAATTAGAGCTTCTGATGGTAACTTCTCGGCTCCCGTGCCTTGAATCCTTGCCAGTTCTTTCAAATACTCAAGGTCTGCATTAGGAGCAATGTATCCGTATCCATATTGAGGCGTTGCCGTAGGTGCAAGGTACGATTGAGGAGTTTCCTGAAAAACAGGTCCCGCAGGCACAACTTGCGTAATACCTGGTTGTGGTGTGTAGAAAGAATAATCTCCTACCTGTTGCGGTTGATAATACGGCGCAACTGTTGGTCTAGCCCCAGATAATCCCGCTATTCCAGACGTGTACCCTGGATCTTGTTCCCCAACAGGGTCCTCTGTCGTATCATCATCGTCATCCTCTCCACCACCCGGTGTAAACTCCGTCTCAGGAACAAACACTGTTTCAATCGGATCAAAGGTCGTGGTTGCTGTGGTGTCTTCTTCTATTGGTACATCAATCGTGGGTGTCGTAATTCCTGTGGTTGTATCAGTGGTTGTAGTCGTGGTTCCTGTAACATTTACGTTTGAACTATCCGTGGTGGTGTTTACAGCTACATTTACACCACCCACTGTAACTTCTGTGTTTGTATTAGAGTCAACTGTGACCACATCCGTTGTGTTTGTTGAATTGTTCACAACACTCACAGTAGTGCTTCCATCGTTGTTCAACGTGGAAATAACTGTAGATCCGTCGTTTGCAGTTGAGATACTGGTGTTATTAGCATTTGTGAGATTGTTTCCTGTGTTAAGAGAACCTATTCCACCGCCAACTTGTCCAAAGTCACTGAGTTTTTGGTTCATGTCAAAGTTTTCGTCTACAACTATTCCATCACTGGTTGTAAACTTGTTATTTAATTCAGCACCTGAACTACCCTCAATGATGTCCTGATCACTAACAGTAGCATCTCCTCCAGGTGTGCCGTCACCACCAAAACCCGCCGGATTCGTTTCGTTTATGAAGTCCGTCATGGCTTGAGCATTGAAAATATTCGAAAACTTTGTTTGTCCGTTTGTTTCGTTGGTAAAGATGAAGTTGCCATCGTCCGTTTGTTTTACCGTAACAACATCACCAAAAGGCGTCGTTACCTTCACATCACCCGGACTTGCTTTGGTGTAATCCGTTTCACCAATGACGACCTCACCCTTTTGTGTACTAAGCATCAGGTTTCCGCTACCGTCGTTGGTAACGTTTATGATCTCACCATCGAGAACCTTGTTTACAAAGGTAGAAAGAACCGTGGACTCACTTGCACCCGCAGCGTCAATAATTTCCTGAAGATCGTTTTTAGTAAACGTTCTGGTGGACGCAGCCCCAAAGCTCCCTGCTCCCATACCAGGAAACAAGGATTGAGCCATAACAGTCATGACATTTTTACCAACATCAATTTTGTTATCAGCAAGATTCTTACTGCCAAAGTTGGTAATCGCTTCTTGAGTACCCTCGGTGATTGACTCCGTTACACCACCCACGACTCCTGCACCAACTACGCTTGGAAGTGATTTGCTAACACCAAAAGTAATTTTACCTAACAAGAGATCTTGAAGTGCTTCTGTACCACCCGCCATAGCCGCATACTTATCACCTTGATCCATCAAAGCTTCTAGTGCAGCAGCATCACTTCCATATTGCGCCTGAAGTGCTTTAAATTCACCTGAGTTTTTTAAGTTTCCCTTAACATAAGCGTCGATTATCTCTTCTCGTATCTGAGCAGAACTAGCCTCATACCCTTCCGCAAAGCCTGCGGTTGCCGCTGCTTTCTTGCCTAAGAATCTGTAGATCACCAAGTCTAAGGCTAAATCGCCTGCTTGTCCCAATAAAGACGCAGTCAACGCAGCCGGATCTTCCCCGAACTTCTCACCCACCGTGCTCCCGTCCGCCGTCATGGCAGAGGACTTACCAGTGATAAAGTTTACCAGATCCTTAAAATCTCCAGTCACTGTCGCTTTGTCGATTCGTGATTTCTGCTCATCACTAAGCGTGTCGTAAATATTGTCACCAACGCCAATAAGAGCATTTCCTAGCTCGTCAGCCGTAGAGTCATATATGTTTTCCGTAATCCCAAATGGATCTAAAAACTTCCCAAGATTGTCGGAGAAGAAAGTAAACTCAATGCTCTCTTTCGTATTATCCGCAGGATTAAGGGACTGAGACATAACAATGTTTTCTTTTGCCTCATCCGAAGGAGGGAACAAATCTATCGTCGTGCCGTCGTCAAAAGTATACGTTGTGTATCTGTCTACTACCGCGTTTCCAATATCTTTTATCACGCCCTTCGGATCATTTTTAACGTCATATCCAAACTCTATGAGTTTTTCTATGAAATCGTCCGCTGAACCCGGAAGACCTTTTGTAATCTGTCCCGCGCTCTCCATAGCATTTTTAGCCATCAAAATGGCAGACATGGCACTGTCGTCTACACCCGCAACCTCAAAACCACCCTGACCAGGTCGGAAGAACAGAGGTTCGTCGTCCATGATTGTATTGCCAGTCTCAATAACACCCGTGCCATCATCAGAAACAGATGCTCGTGCGTCGGCTAACTCTGACTGCTTAACAAGAAATCCCGCGTTGGCTAAGTCAACTAAATCATCTTTGGTAATCGGACCCATAGACTCAGGATACCCCAATGCGTCCAACATCTCCTGTGTCATCGTATCCCCAAGACCGATTCCTACATCTGGAAGCTGCTCCACCGTAATATCATCAAGATCCAAGTCCCCAGGTTGGGCGATATCTGTTTCAACTGGCTCCGTTACAACAGGCTTGCTATACGTCCCCGTAACAGGGTCATAACCCAACGAATCTACATCCGTGTCCTTAAACGTATCAAGAATGCTCCCTTGAAAATCCGAAGACCCACCCGCCGCAGCGACCTCGTTAGGAAACATCTCCTCTATGTCTTTCGATACATTCTTCCCGAATGTCGGGCCTTGTCTGTTGTCCTTCGGATCAATGCTGTAATCTCTAGTAAAAGCATTCGACCCCTCTATCTGCTTTACAGCAAACCAGTTTCCATTCGCGTCCTGTTGAACAGAACCAATACCACCAATGGGCACAGGAGCAGGACCTTCGTTTTTTTTCTGCTCGTATTTGTATAGAGCAATATCGGACTGCTCATTTACAAGTTGTGAAGCAGCAAACTCCGCTTCCTGTATCCTCTGCCGATCTTCCCCGTCATAGCCCTTATCCCCAGGCTGCTTCAGTCCCAACGTCTCGGCAATAGGAGTCCCGTTATCCTCAAACTCCTGCTGCGCTAGTAAAAGCTTCGTGTTTCTAGCAGCAGCACCTCTTATCTCGTTTATCTCAGAACCGCTTTTGTTGCTGTCTTTAGGATCTAACGAAACATATCGGCCCTGAATAAGAACACCCTCACCATCAGGTGCCAAGACATATGAACTTCCCTGTCCATAATCAGGTAACTTACTAAGATCTAATGTTCCCGCACTTTCGCCCGTAAAAATACCACCAATCTTAGTTTCCTTAACATCAACCGTAGCCATAGTGTACGCTCCATCCTTTTGTCATCACTCTACAACAAACCCAAATGAAAATACACCCGCAATTTTTTTCAGTGGATTTGTGCCTTCTTTGCCCGTTTCGTTCGCTTGAAACTGCGATTCTTACTTCTAGACAACACTCCCAAATTACCCGCTCCGTTGTTTCTCGGATTACCATCCTTGTGCGTCACGTCCTTCCCATCACCCTTCTTGACCCTTTTTCTCTTAACCATAGCTGCACGGGC